ATTTTGGGCTGGAACCCCACTTTGCCCCGATTTTTGGCCATTTTATGGGAAATTTCCGCATTTTGGCCGATTTTGCCTAGGTGTACGGGTTGTGTACGGGTTGCGTAATCAGGTGTACGGGTTGCGTAATTTCGCAGGTGTACGGGTTTCGCCGCTATGTGTACGGGTTAGCATCAAGTGTACGGGTTGCGTGACTAAATATAAGTGTACGGGTTGCGCCATATAAAATAAGTGTACTGGTTACCAAAATTAAGTTGTTAATCTATTAAAAATAATGTTTAATATACGCACATTCAAAAAAGGAGAGGGATAATGAACGTACAGAAAGCGTTTAACGAACACGTTGCAAGCATGCCTATACTGGATGCGGCAATGTTTATTCAGGGTGAGCTAGATTGTCTTGACGGTGTAGCGCACGCAGAAGGAAAAGGTACTGATTACGATAGGGGCTATGCTGCCCGATATGAAATGGAACAATTACTAGGGGAAATACGATGAATTCAAGCAGTGAAATTAATGAATTAGCATCTGCATTATGCAATGCTCAAGCAAAAATGGGGGGAGCAGTCAAAGATTCAGCTAATCCTTTCTTTAAATCCAACTATGCTGACCTTACCTCGATCATTAAGGCTATCAAACAGCCTTTTTCGGACAATGGGCTAAGTTATACCCAGTTTCCGATTAATGATGAGTCATGTGTAGGGGTTGTCACCATGCTTATGCATGTTTCGGGCCAATGGTTGCAGCAAGAATACGTTTTACCTTTAGTCAAGCGTGATCCACAGGCTGCTGGCTCGGCAATAACGTACGCAAGACGGTACGCTTTACAGTCTATGGCTGGAATTCCGACCGCAGATGACGATGCAGAAGCTGCAATGATGCGTGGTGAGGACATTACCCGCAAGATTAGCGCACAGCAGGCAGAGTCAGTCAAAGAGCTGCTGGAAGTGACTGAAAGTGACGTTGATAAGTTCTGTAAAGCGTTTAAATGCTCTACCGTAGACCAAATGCAGGTTCAATACTTTGATCGTGCAGTATCGGCTTTGAAGAGCAAGATCAAATGATTATTTTAGACCATGAACAAGGAAGTGATGAATGGTTGGCTGCACGTTTGGGCCGACCATCAGCAAGCATGTTTTCTAAGCTTATAACGACCAAAGGCAAGCCATCTACTCAAGCGGCTGGATACATCAATAAGTTGGCAGGAGAGCGGCTTTCTGGCGAGTCTGAGGCGTTTTATACCAATGAGCATATGGCTAGGGGTACTGAACTTGAGCCTGAAGCGAGGGAAGCATACGAGTTTATATCTGAAAATGATGTTTTAGAGGTTGGTTTTATTCTCGATGATAGTGAAGAGTTTGGATGCTCACCTGACGGATTAGTCGGCGCAGATGGAGGCATTGAAATCAAATGCCCAGCGGCTACTACCATGATGAAGTATTACCAAAACAATGATGAATTAGTTAAAGCCTATTACCAGCAGATACAGGGCTGTATGTGGGTTACTAAGCGGGATTGGTGGGATGCTTTTGCCTTCCATCCCAAAATGAAGCATGTCCTTGTGCGGGTTGAACGTGATGAGGAATTTATATCTAAATTGGTAGTAGAAGTTAACGCTGCCGTAACTGAAGTTAAAAACCAAGTGGAGCAATACAAATGAAATTAGGTATCGGAATCAATATTGACGTATTAAAAATGGATAAATCACGACTGCGCGAGTGGATTAACCCAAAAACGCAAGAACGAAAGCTGTTTTTAGATTTGACTACGTTTATTAACACCGCAGAAGAAGATAAGTTCGGCAAGCATGGCTTCATTGCACAAGAATTAAGCAAGGAAGAGCGTGATGCGGGTGCTGAGAAAACGCCTATATTAGGCAACTGCAAAGTGTTTTATACCGATGGTGGTCAGCCTCAAGCCTCTCAAGGCGCACCAGCACCAGCGGCTGTTGGGTTTGCTGAAGATGATGACTTACCCTTCTAGCTCTAAAAAACCCCCCCCTTTCGAGGGGGGAAACTAGGAGAGTGCAAAGCAGGGGAATACCTTGCTTAATTAGATTACCACAGGATAGTAATATGACAAAACCAAATCTAGGCAAGTGCCTCAAGATAGCTCAAGTTAAGTATGACCTAAACACCGCTAGACTGGCTGAAAAGCTCATGACATCGCCGCAGGTAGCTTCTAGACTGCGAATCATGCCTGACATGAAGTATCACACCATGTTAAGACTGTGCGAGATATTCCAGATTGAGCCTAGTGAATTTATTAAATTGGAGACTAGAGAAAAGTAATAAAAAAACCCCCTGTTACGGGGGCTTTACTTTAAACCTTGAGGAGGTTTATACTTCTCGTGCGAAGAGGAAGAAAGGCAAGTATATCAGTGGTTTCCTACTGATACCTAATATCCACCTTTCTTTATTGCAAACAAATGTTTGGGCTAGAGGCTGACGAACTCCTTAGATAAACGTCAGAGCGTGGTTGACCCTCCAGTACATAGCCCCTGATAGAACTCGGTTGTTCTTGAAGGATAGGTTGGATATCCGATACAGACATTTGTTTAACCGCTAAGTTGCTTTGGCCCTTAGATCGTAAATTTACTTTTGCAAGTAAAAGGGTTAAATCGTTTTGAATAAAGTTGGTTTTAGAAGACATACAGACTAAAACCTTTTTTGTTAACAGGGTGAGGCTTGCCGAACCAAGGGGAAAAGATATGCTAAAAATTAAAGACTACAAGAATGTTGTTTCTGTTTACGAGTATGACGGAAACGGTAAGTTCTTCCATAAATTTAATAAGGGAAAGGGCAGAGTAGGAGAAAGGGCTGGTCATCTAGGGAATAGGGGTTACCGTGTTTTAACGCTTAACAAGAAAACCTATCTAGACCATAGGGTCATATTTTTTATCCATAACGGGTTTTTGCCTGAAGTAATTGATCATATTAACAACGACCCGTTAGATAACAGAATTGAGAATCTAAGGGCATGCAGCGTTGAGGAAAATTGCTGGAATGCTATGCTATCAAAGTCTAACAATTCAGGCTTTAAAGGTGTTGGCTGGCACAGTGCAAGCAAAAAATGGAGAGCCAGATTAAAGATGAGAGGTGAGGAAATTCACATTGGAATGTTTGATGATCTTAATGAAGCTGTTAAAGCTGTAAGGAAAAAGAGAGAATCTCTTCACGGTCAATTTTGCAATCATGGAGTTATATTATGAAGTTAAAGTCAGGTAAAGACTGGAATCCTAGCGAGGAGGCCATCGAGGAGTGGAAAGGCGCTTACAAGAAGGTAGATGTTGAGCAGGAACTAAAGAAGATGGCTACTTGGTGTGAGGCTAACCCAGCAAAAAGGAAAACGCCTTCTGGAGTTATGAAGTTCTGCAACAGTTGGTTAGGTCGCGCTCAAGAGCAGGGCGGATCTTCTGGCAGCCCTTCTAGCTACAAAAAATACAAAGACCCAGATAGTCTACGGGCCAAGACATTAGATATGCAATTGACTGATGTGACTTGGATTACTGACCCTGAACAGCTAATGCAGATGAAGCAGTATTACCTAAATTTGCGCGGCTATTACTATGATGGAGAATTTCGTGCCAGCATCTAATAAACCAAGATTGATTCAATATAAAAAGCATCCTGAATGTCACAACTGCATAAACCCAGTTTGTGGATGCCATAATACTCAACTTCAATACGGTAACTATTACACTTATAAGCAACTGCAAGAGGCAGTTAACGTCAGCAAAGCAACAATTAAGGGCAGGTTGTACGGTAAGCCATTCTTTACTGATCGAGACTTGTACAGAGTTGGTGATGCCCAGAAGAAACCGTCTGATTACATGATGAGAACTAGAGGGTCTGACAAGCTGGAAACCTCCAGTATGAGATTATCTGATAAATGGTTGAGGGTATTAATATGAGCCAAGGTGACTTTGTAAAAATTAACGACAAATCCGAAGTAGAAAAGCGGTTGCCGTTTTTGTTAAACAGAATCGAAAGCTGGGATTACTCAAATCCTTTGTGCATAAAGTTTGAAGCCTATCAAAACAACAGGTCTTTAAGCCAAGACGCTATGGCGCATGTTTGGTACAGAAAAATATCTGAAGAGATGGCAAAGAAAGGCCACGTTGTGACGCATGACAAGCCTGAAGAGGTCTGGAAGCTCTGGCTTAAAAAAAGGTTTATTGGTAGTTACACTGTAAACATCGGAAAAGAAGTAATGTCAGACCAAGTTAAATCAACAAAAAACCTAAATAAAGGTGAAATGGCTTACTTTCTGGATCAAGTGTATCATTGGGCTACCAAGCAGGGGGTTATGTTAAGCGTGCCGCATGAGAGCGAATACGCCGCCTTGCAAAACCAGCAGGAGAGATAGCATGGCCAAAATTGACCCTAGTGTTTTATTGGAGTTCGCACAATCTGAAAGGCAAAAAGAAGTTTGCAATGCAGTAATTAAAAACGGATCAAATATAAAAGCAGCTTATGAGCTTGGCATTGATCGAAGGAACGTAGATAGAACCATGCTGCGTATAGAAAGGGCAGCAGCATCGAAGGGTGTAGCCCCTCATAAGAGCGTAGACAGGGAAACGATGGAAGGCTTTGATGCCAAGCGGGTGTCTACGGCTTACAAAGAAGACGGATCAATAGCCTTGCAATGGGTTATTCAAGAGCCTCAAAAGCGCAATATGAAGCAAAAGATTGATGCTTTGATGGAAGGGATGACTGATGACCTTACTGGCTTTAAGTTGCCTGTTGATCAACCCGCAACACTTGATGACGATTACCTAGCCATGTACATGATTGGCGATCACCATTTTGGAATGTTAGCTGACTCAGAAACTAAGATTGATGACGATGACTGGGACGTAAAGATAGCAACTCAGATATTGATTGATGCTACTGACAGATTGGCTAACAGGGTTGGGGATGCTCACACTGGCGTACTGCTCAATGTTGGCGACTTTTTTCATGCCGACAGCAGCGCCAATACCACCACCAAAGGAACGCCGGTCGATGTCGATACTCGCATAGGCAAGACCTTCAAATTGGCTGGTAGATTGTTTCAGGTGTTGATAGATAAGATGCTTGAGGTACATAGCGAAGTGGTTGTTATTAACGTCAGGGGTAATCATGATTCTGATATGGCTTGCCATCTATCTAGCTGCTTAGAACTTCTTTATAGCAAAGAGCCTCGCGTTAATGTGTTACCAAACTACTCAAAGTTTATTCACTATCAGTGGCACAATAATCTGTTTGTCTTTCATCACGGTGATCGCATGAAGCATGAACAGATATTGCAGGCAGTTATTAAGAATCTCGATGACGAATGGAGCCAGTCTAAGAATAGATACTGTCACCTAGGTCATATACATCATCACACGGCCAGAGAGGTAGGCTCTATGCATTTTGAGCATTGGGGTAGCCTTACTGCTACGGATCAATGGCACTCAGATTCAGGATACGGTGCGGAGCGTTCTATGACGGCTGTTGTATACCATAAAGAAAACGGTGAAGACTCTAGAGTAAAAATAAAGGTGGAAACATGAGCAAAGTAATTGAATTTCCGATATACGGCATCAAAGTTACAAAATCGTTTTGTGAATGCGGCTTACCTCTTGAGTACTGGCTTGGTTCTGATGATTGTGCTTACGGTATGTGTCCTCGTTGCAACCTTGACAACCCTGAAGAACTTACAGTCCCGTTGGAGGAAATACATTGATAAATAAAGCTGATAAAAGCCACTGGCAAAGACTTAGGCAGGAACACCCGCCATTAGATTTTGAGGACAATGAACGGATAGATCAAGTAATAGACGAAATGTTTGAAATAAACACAAGTATTTTTGATTTTGATGAGCCAGATGCAGTAAATAACCCAGACCATTATGCAAGTGGTGGGATTGAGTGTATTGATGCAATTGAGGAATCAATGGCTTCTTATGCGTTTCACGGTTACCTGAAAGGCAACTGCCAGAAATACTTGTGGAGGTATGAGGCGAAGGAAAACCCGATACAGGACTTGCAGAAGTGCCGATGGTACTTAGATAAGCTTATTGAAACGCTGGAAGAGGAAGAATATGGCCAAGCGTAAGAAGTCTACTATCGCTCAAGAAGTAGATAAGGCCGCAAAGCTTTTGCAGCGACTTGTAAGGCTAAAGGCAAGCGATGATCACGGATACTGCCAGTGCGTCACCTGCGGCAAAATAGACCACTACAAGAACATGCAAGGTGGGCATTTTTACAGCCGCCGACATTCGGTATTTAAGCTATTTGAAGAAAACATAAATCCGCAATGTGCGGGCTGCAATATGTTCGGCATGAAAACAACAAAAATCCAAGAAGCTTATCGCATATACATGGAAGATATGTACGGCCCAAGAAGGATAAGGGCAATGCAGCGTCTGGCTTGGAGGTCTTCACCAAAATTTAATAGAGAGGAAGTGATCCAATTTGCTAGAAACCTTAAAGAACAGATTAAGGAGCAAGAGTGGAGAATAGGAGAAATACATTAATAATGTTGATTTAATCAATATATAGTGGTATTTTGATCGGAAATAAAACACACAAAAACGGGATAACCAATATGAAAAAGACAAGCCAAGCAAAAATAATTATTAAAGAAGCAAATAAAATAGCTGATCAGTATATTGACGAGAAAAAAATAAACTGGAAAGCATACGGGTTAGCGTTTGCAGTTTCAGGTCTACTTATTTTTAGCCTTACAGCAGATGCTTCATGCTCATATAAAACTAACGCTTTAGGCAACATTCAATATTCTTGCGGGGCATCCCAATCTGGGACTTTGCGTACCGATGTTCTGGGAACTACCAGAGACAGCATGACAGGTACTACTTGGCGCACCGATGTATTAGGAACTACTCGATCATCTACTGGGATTACCTATCGAACAGATGTTCTAGGAACTACTCGAGGCTCTGATGGAACTACTTGGCGCACCGATGTATTGGGCAACACTAGAAGCAATACCGGAATTGTGTGCAGAAAAGATTTACTTGGAACTGTAAATTGCAGGTGATTTATGAGCGGTAAGGGAGATAAGGCGCGTCCAATGTCAGTTAGCAGCGACAAGTTTGCTAATAACTTTGACGCAATATTTCAAAATGCAGAAAAGAATAAAGATAAAAGTTCGGCATGGCATAATTTAAAGTCATGGTTAATGTCAGACATTGTTATCAAACGGGTTTATTTTGCAGTAGTTTACTTTTGTCTTTTTGGCTTCATTGCCTATGAGATAATCATTTATTAAGCCAAGGGTGTCCCCGCATCCTTTTGAGCCAGCCTAGTCCACTGGTGGTGACAACGGACTACTTTTTAAAGGGGGAATCTATGTGTCCAACAGAACAATGGAAAGAAAAAATAGCTAAAGAATTAAAGTCCTATAATGAACCAACAATGGTTAGCAGCCGTATGCGAACACCTGACGGAACTGTACTAACCTCTCGCCATAGACATGATTATGTAACCCACCTAGACGCTAATGGAAACAAGTACATGCTCGATGGCGGCATAGATTATATTCGCTGTTCAGCTAATGGTGATGAAGAAATGCTTACTGTGTTTGATGATGCACCCCATGAAGTGTTAAGAGATTGCGTAGTTTGGGGGACATACGGCCCTAACGGCGATCAGGATTTAACCTTTGTTACAATTGCAGAAATGAGTTTAGACCATTTGAAAAACTGCGTATTTGCTAAAGGCATGAGAATGAAAGCAGTTATAAAGCAGACAATGAAAGATGAGCTGGAGTATCGTCATGAAACTTAAAGTGTACCCGCTTATAGAGCGAATTGTTGAAACAGGAATAGATGCAGGTTGGAATAGAGCGCATAAACACACCGACACACCTATTGAAGAAACCATTAAATCATGCATTGAAGAGTACATACTTCAGGGTTTTGATGAATATTTTGAGTTCAATAGTGAACACATAGGTGAGTAGCATTGTGCTACTCTTTAAGACTTTAGACGCTGTAATGCACCTTATAATGTACATTGTTTCGTATATTGTTCAAATACACGACAATTATGGCGTTTTAATGGTTATAAGTTAGCTTACACGACAATTATGACGGGTTAACAAACTTACATTTGGTACCGTAACAGATTACGGTCGCATAAAAATGGTCACTACAACGAACAATAATGTTGAAAATGGTAACTACAGTGAACATACCATTTATGATATAGATACCATGCTAAAGCATCATTTCAAATCATAACCGATAGTCTTTACAATGCGCTTCCATAAATAGGAGGCCCAGATGTTAATTATGTTAGTAGTAGTAATCGCAGGATTGTTTGCAGTAGCAAAAGAAGATTTATCATGATGCCTTTCGGGGCATTTTTAGTTTCCAGATATCCAAGATTGTATTTTAACCTGATTAGCAGGTCTAAGCCCGTCAAAGTGAGGCTGAACATTCATCAGCGTTAACTCATCAAACCTCTCAGGATCGAATCCATCGCCTATTAAGTGCATCCAAATGCGCTTACCCATCTTATTTATGTCTTTAAAGTCTACATGCATGCCTTTTATGTCGTGCAAAGCGTCTGCATCTGATTGAGAAACTTGATGACGGCCTAATGATGCGTTGATTTCGTCAATGGGCCTATGAATGATTAACTTCTTTGCTGGATGTGAATTTATGCTGCCTTTCATTGCTTGATAAATAGCAGTATCCGCAACGCCAAACGTCTTTTTGCAGGTGTACTGGTTTAATTCTGACAAAGTATATTGAGCAAGCGAGTCGTGCAGGCAAAATGTACCTGTAGTGGTTAGCCAGTTAGACATCCATGTTGTTCTTGAGCGTGGAAGCCCAATAACCATAAATTCTATCATTTACGTTACCAAAAAAAACCCCGCAATAAGCAGGGCAAAGAATAACAAGAGACAAGTAAAAAAGTTTACGCCAAATAGCGCACCCAAAGTATAACATTAGTTATATTTAAATTAATAGGGCCAAGCAACAGGCTTTGTGTCTCTAATATCCAAATGAATAAAAGATTTATGCTGACCAATCCCAGTAAAACCTAAAGCGTATGCATGCTTTTGTATTTGATACCTCTGAGACCCTCCAGAAGCTCGTATGTCGGCAGCAATGCCTTTAGTGTGACTACCGCCACCATTTGGCTTAGAACGCTCTAACGAATGATTAGGTGACCTATAGCCGCTAGTGATAATAAACGGAAAACCGCAAATCTCACGCAAATGATCCAACTTCTTAATAAATTCTGGATGCATTTTATTTTCCCCAGTTTCTTGGCAGTTAAAGTCTTCAATCTTAAAGTATTTATAGTCGCTCATTTTTCCCTCTGCACACCTTTAGTTTTTTCATACGATCTCATAGCACCCATGCCTAACATTCCCATTAATACAGGGGTTAATAATGAAGGATCAACTTCTGGAACAACAAACCAAATGCCAAGTATTTGAGCAATAATTACGTTATAGGCTAAACCAACTCCAGCTACCCAACCAACAAAGGGCCTCCATCCTGCAACAAACAAAGACTTGTGAGCTGCTTCAACTTTGTTGACCTCTAACTGCCCCATGACACTTTCATGCGCCTGTTTCTCTGCTAAAGTCGCAATTTCATGCGCCAAAGCATTTTTTTGGTCTTTGTCCTCAACAAACTTATCTAAAAGACCTGTTACTGGCCCTATTAGCTGGTTAAGTAAGCTCATTAGACAAGCTTCTCTACTAGGAATAATCCAATTATCAGCGGGTACATGCCCCACAGCATCATTTCACTTTTTTTAAACCTTAAAGACCCTTC